CTTGCGCTTCGAGGCGGCGATCTTGTCGGACTCGCTCCGGTCCATCCGCCCCGAGAGCGCGACCCGGGCAACCATCGTCCCCGGCGCGAAGCCGAGCGCGTCGAGCGGCTTCACCGAGGCGTGGAGGCCGCGGTGGCACGCTTCGATCTCGCCCTCGACGGTCAGCGTCTCGCCGACGATCACCTTGCGGCCGTCGCCGTTCGGGAGGATGACCGAGCCGTTGGGCTGGGCGGAGGCGAACCACCAGCCGAGAGTCGGTGCGGACTTCCTGGCTCGGGTGTCGGGGGGAGGGGTCATGGGGTCCTCGATGATCGGATGATCTTCAAGCGCTCGCGGAACTCGCGGGCGAGCTGCGGCTCACGGTGGAGGGCGCGGTGGCACGACGGGCACAGGAACGCGCACGTCTCCACCGACTGCTGCTGACGACGCTTCCCGCTACCAGATATCGTGTGGTGGACGTGTCCGCACCCGGGCTCGACCCAGAGGCCACAGCGCTCACAGAGGCCCTTGCTGATGTCGCACAGTTCGCCCCGAATGCGCTGGAGTTCGGTCCGGTACTCCTCGCGGCTAGGCTTCATCCGGCCGGGGGCGAGCGACTTCCGGGGGCGGGGCTTCACGGGGTTCAGCTTGACCATGAGCCCCGCGGCCTTCGCGCAGATGGACTTCGGGATCGGGTCCTCGACGTAGTCGTAGGACGCCACCTCGGCGAGGAACTCGGTGACGCGCTTGGACTCGGCCTTGGTCATGGCTAGTACGCGATGTCGAAGAGAACCTTCTCCACCGAGGCCGTCTGCTCAGGGGTCCACGTCCCCGACAGCGGGTGGTCCTTTCCGAGCGCCTTGAGCGCGGCGGCGGCGAACTGCTCCTTAGCCTCCTCGCCGTACTCGGCCTTCGCTCGGGCCCACAGCGCAGCGACCGGGGCGTTCAGGACGGGCGCTGTGGTCTGCGCGGGCGGGCGGGGCCGCTGGACGGTGCGCGCCTCGTTCCCTTCGGCCGCGTTCCCGTCGTCATCCTCCTCCGAGGCCACCCCGACCATGCAACTCAGGGCGTACCGGCGAGCGTAGGTGATGGCGCTGCCGATCTTCTGCGGGGCCGTGTCCTCGGGCTTCACGGCCAGGGACGATTCGATCCACTCCCCCGAGGAGTGCGCCAGCCGGGTCTCGAGCACGACTTGGCCTGCGTCGAGCGAGGCGGCCTGGACGATGGCGATCCCGTGCTTCGAGAGCGCCGGCTTGACCACGTCCAGCACGGTGGCAAGGTCGGCGTAGTCGAACGAGTACGCGCCCCCGGCCTTCATGGTGACGCGGGCGGTCTTATCCTTGAGCACGCGGCCCATCTCGGCCTGGGCGGCGGCCAGCGCTGCTGCGATTCCCTTGATGCTCTCGCTCGTCTTCACGGGGTCCCCTTCGTGAGCGCCTCGGCAGGCGGCTCGGCCTTGACGTAGATTTCCTCGTACTCCTCACCCCAGACACAGCCGGGCGGCACTTCGCCAGTGGCCTTGCAGTGCGCTTGGATGGCCTTCATGTCGGGCTCCAACTTCACCCGAGCGAGTCCGGCCTCCATCGGCTGCGCCGCTAGCCACTCGTTCAGAGCGTCCTTGTCCGAGACCGTCAGCCTCCCGCCCAGCTTCCTCCAGCTCACCGACCCGGAGAGGAACGTAGCGGTCTTCGACTTCCCCTTGAGCAACGCTTCCCGGGCAGCCTGCGCGCCGACCTTGATACGCCCCTCGAAGAAGTGCACTCCCCGCATCGCTCGCGCCTTGAGCTCGTCCCTGCGCTTCTGGACGCGAGCGAGCCAGGCGTCGTACTGCTCGTCGACCGCGTCGGCCTCGCCCTGGCACTGGCTAAGGCGTTCGAACGCCCAATCGAAGTCGAGGCGCGTGACCGGGAGCCACGGGCCCTTAACCTCGGGGCGCTCCTCGTCGACGTAGGGGTCCAGTTCCTGCGCGACCTTCGTTAGCTCGTCCACGGTTCCTCCGAAAGGCTGGGAGCGGGCCTGTCAGTTGCTGGCCGGCCGGCCCGCTCCCAGGTCACCGCCGGCTTCCCAAGGGCACACCGAGGGGATCAACCGGCTTCTCCTCGGAGGCCAATCCCCCGAGAATCGAGATGCACGCTACGCAGTCGCCCATGCACTGCTGAGCCGGGCACTCCCAGTTCATCGGCAGGTCGGTCGGGCCGCACACGTCCAGGCCAGTCCCGAAGGCGTCGGAGTCGAGGTCGGTCACTTGAGCACCCTCACGGCGGCGATTGCGCGCTCAAGGTCGGACCCGATGCGCATGCGGGCGGCGGCGCGGGCCAGCGCGGCGTTCGCGTCCTCCAGCCTCCCCAGCGCCGCCTCCTTGCGCCGCTTCGCGATGACGTCCTCGACATCATACGGCGCCTCGACGTGGCTGGCGGCGTGGTGAGCGAGGAACTGAGCCAGCAGGTTGTCGGTCTTCATGGTTCGTACGCTAGCGCGGCCCTCGTTTGCTGTCAAGCAACCCTCGCACGATTTCCCATAGGCCCCGTCTCTTGACTTCTGCCGCCGGGTTTCCTAGCATGCGCGTATGACGCTCGACCCTGACGCGGTGAGACTTGGGAGTAGGCTCCGGAAGGCACGGAAGGCAAGGGGTCTCAGCCTGGGCGAACTCGCAGCCTTGACGGGGCGCGGCAAGGGCCACCTCTCGCGCATCGAGAGCGGGCACATCGGCCTACTCCCCGTGCCTACCCTTCGGAAGATCGCGAGAGCCCTCAAGATCCCCGCCGGTTCGCTGCTCGACGACGGCCGCTCTGCTTAACCCGGAGGCGGTATGCCACTCCTGGCGTGGTTGTCGGAGAATCCCCGCTTCGCCCTCGTAATCCTCGCCCTGCTCTACATCATCTTCGCGGTGCCGCTCATCCAGACGGCCGAGGAGCGGTGGAAGGCGGAGCACTCGCGGCGCCGGGCTCAGCGGGCGGCGCAGTCGATGCGCTGGGGCAACTGATGCGCGCCGAGGCTCGCATGGCCCTGCTGTGCTTCGCCGGCTGCGTGCTGATGGCGCTCCTGGCCGCTCACGGGTGCGGCCGGGCGCAGGCCAGGGACGTACCGTCGCTCTCGCGCGAGCTGGCCGCGCTGGACACCATCGGCGCGCGGCTGGTTCGGAACCGCCTGGACGAGAGCTTCTACCGCGTGGTGCAGATGCACCAGGGCTTCGGGAGGCGGGAGTGACCGTCCGCCGAGTCTACTGCCACGGGAACTGCGGGCGCTGGTGGTACTACGACGCGCCCAAGGGTGGTCGCCCGCGCGAGTGGTGCGATCGCTGCTACCCGATTCACCTTGATGCCCGGAAACGCTGCCCGGACTGCGGCTTCAAGGACTGGGGCCACAAGGAGCGCCATCCGTGCGAGATACAACTGGCGATTTCGATCGACGGTGAGACACTGGGGCCGAAGGCGGTGGCGTGATGGAGCACGTCTCGACGGTGCTGGCTCGCGCCATGGCTGGAATCAAGCGGCCCGAACTGCCCCCCCTCGAACCGAACGCTTACCTAGCTTGGAGGTGGGCCCAAGCTAACCCCGAAGCCGTGCCGATGACGGTGGTAGAGTACGCCATCCTATGCGGCATCGCACCGGCCGAGGCGCACCGCCAGCTCGTCGGCCAGGCAGCGCAGGCCAGGCGGGACGCGCGGCTGGCGCGGCACGGCATCGCCGTCGACTACCCGTCGGGCGAGGACTTCTCGAGGTGGCTGTATCCGGGAGACTGGTGAGCTCTCCTCCTGAAGGTACGCGCCCCTGGCGCAAATCCTGGCGCAAGCGCTGGCGTGAGGAGTCCTCCTTCCGAGGCCTCAGCGTTTTAGCCAAGCTCGTCGTCATATGGGTCGAAGAGAACGCTAACGATGCGGGCGAGGTCACGACCACCGTCCGCTACTTGGCCAAGATGCTGTCTGGCCGGCACTACACCCAGAAGGTACCAAGGATGACGGCCTGGAGGGCGCTCCGGGAGGCCATTGACGCCGGGCTATTGGTAACGGATGCGGGACAGCATCAAGAGCGCGAAGCGGGACAGGACAACGTATCCGGACCAAGTGTAATTAGACGTGTAAATTTCGAGCTTTACCAGGCCGCGTCGGAGTCCGAGGCGAGAAATGTGGGACAGGGATGCGGGACAGCATCAACTCGCGATGCGGGACTATCTAGCAGAGGTATGCAGAAGAGAGAAACTACTCTCTTCGGCCTCCCGGCCTCAGCCGTTCGAAAAGAGGTCGCCCGCCAGGCTGACATCCTGGCTACCCGGCTGGGCATGGGCCCCGTCTCTGCTGCCGCTGGCTACGCCATCCTGAACCGCAACCTCAAGGCGGGAGTCCACCCCGTCGATCTCCTCGCCCGGCTCGAGCTCGGATATCGCTGTCAGGCCAAGGTCGTCTCAGGCGCGCTAGGTTGGGCGCAGAAGGAAGCCGATGGACTCGACGAAGCAGTCAGGGTCGAATGTCGTAGAGCTTGGGAAGCGCGGTGGTGGGTTCCGTTCGCCGGAGGCGCTGGTGGTGGGGGAACTGGAATCGGCAGCGGCCATGTGGGCGCGGCTCTCGAGAATCGGCCCGGATCGCCTGCTCCTCGGCTATCCTCGGTTCGAGGAGTACACGCAACCGAGCGCGCACAAGTACGTGATCCTGGCAGCGAGGCCGGGGATGTTCAAGACGACCTTGGCTTGGTCGATGGCCCTGAATCTGGCGATGGCGGGCAAGGCGGTACTGTGGCTGGGCGTCGAAATGGGGCCGGAGCAAATGGCGCTGTGGTCCCTCTCGCGGCTCACGGGTATCCCGGAACGGAGGATCGTCGCGTTTGGACGGCGTCAGATTTCAATCAGCTTTTCCGAGCGAACTGCGCTCAAGGAAGCGGAAGAGCGGCTCGCCTCCCTCCCGATAGTGAAGTGGAATCAGCGCAGGATCACGCTCCAACAGGTCAAGGAGACGAGCCGCCGCGCTCCGTATGACGCCGTGTTCCTCGACTATGTGGGCCTCGTTCAAGCGCCTGGTGCGAACATCGAGGAGCGTACCGGCAACGTGAGCAAGGAGATCGCCATCATCGCGCGCGAACTCCCCGTCTACTTCGTGGCGCTTGTGCAGATGACCCGAGACATCGAGCATACGCCGAACGGCAAGCCTCGCCTGCCTCAACTTTCCGACCTCCGCGGCTCAGGGCAGCTTGAGGCCGACGCCGATGTGGTGGCATTCCTGCATCGCTTCGAGACGGGACCGCAGGCGCCCAAGGACGAGGTCCAGCTGCGGATCGAGAAGAGTCGCGACGGGCCGCCAGGCGTCTGGGTCGATCTCAAGGCGAAGCCGCTCACGCGCGAGATCGAGGAATTCGTGCCGGAACTCATGCCCGAGCCAACCGAAGAGGCATCAGGGGCGCAGCACTGGCAGGAAGACCGGGAGGAGCGATGACCGCCGAAGAGAGAGCGCTGGAGATCGCCGGGTCGCTGCTCAAATTGGCTCTCGGTACATCGGCGGTTCCGGAACGCCAAGTATTCGAGGCGATCCTGGGGCACATCCGCTCCGCCGAGGCCGACGCACGCCGGGAGGCGCTGAAGGAGGCGCTCCGCGTCGTCGAGGCTCATCGGCGGGCCTTCGCCGTGGCGCCCACGGGTGTCTTCTCCGCGCCACGACCCTGGGCGCTGGAAGAGTTCGACGGGGCGCTGGAAGAGATCCGCGCTCTCGCCGCCAAGGAGCCCAAGTGACCGCCATCCTTCGCCGCGCCGCTCGCCGCGACATCAACGAACCGCAGATCATGAACACCCTCCGCGAGCTCGGCTGCGTCGTCTACCAACTCTCAGCGAAGGGCATGCCCGACCTTCTCGTCGGCTACCTCAAGCGCTGGCACCTCTGCGAAGTGAAGCGCGACGCCGAGATGCTGAACCCCGACCAGGCGCTCTGGCACGACGCAGCGGCGACGGCCGGGGAGCGGCCCCTCGTCATCCGCACCGAGGCCCATGCGCGCAAGGCAGTGACGATGTGGACGCGAGAGTGGGCAGAGAGGGAGAGCGCATGAACGGCTGGATCATCGTCGGCATCGCTGCAGTTACCCTGGCCATCCTCGCCCTCACCGCCTGGCTCAAGCTGCGGGGGCGGTCATGAACGAGAAACAGCGGATGCTCTGGAGGCTCTGCAGTCAGATCCTCGACATCGGTGAGCCCAACGCGCAGCAGCCATTGAACGAGAAGACCTTCGCGTTCTTCTGGCTCAAGCAGGCCGCCGCGCTGGTCTAGGTACTCTGGGCTGACGACTACAAGCGCGGGGAGCAGCCGTGAGCGCGCAAGACTACCGGCAAGGGCTGTGCGAGGGCGAGATGAACATGCTCCGCGCCCTGAAGCTTGCTGCCGATGACATCGGGCGCGGGTGGTTAGACCGGCGCCGGGCCAATGCGATTCGCAGGCTAGTCGAGCGGCTGTGGCAGGAGCGCTTCCCGGTTTGGGAGCGAGACCTTGGGGGCAAGCCATGACCATCGCCACCCATGGCAGCGTCGGCGACGGACGGGGCGGCATCTTCGAGCCCTGCGATCGACTACGCCGAAGGGACGAGGAGCGAAATGCCTACCTCGCGGCTGAGTGCGCCCGGCTCAAAGCAAGCGAGACCGTGCTCAAACAGGCCTCGCGAGCTGGGCTCCTTTCGTCCAGGACGCGCGCAAACGACCCTGCCCGTATCAGGAGGCGGGAAGACACCCAGAATTCGCCAGCGGGGCAAGGAACCGCGTTAAACGCGAAATCTGCCGCGAAGGGGTGAAGTCGTGCGCATGACCCGGAACGACTACGACGCCCACGGCAGTCTCGAGCGCGTCTACGAGGCGGGCATCGCTCTCGCCGACGCCGACTCCGAGGACGATGCCGCGTTCGAGCGTGCCAAGGCCCGCATGCGCTCAGCCCTCGCCGGGTATACACGCGCCGTGGTCGCCCGGCTCACGACCTGGCAGCGCAAAGGAGGTAAGGCCAGGTGGGCGAACGTGCCGAAAGAACAACGGATCGAGCAAGCTAGGCGTCTAAGGCGCATCCAGCTTGAGAAAGCGGCGAGCAAGCACGCCACCCACGGGGGGTGATTCAAAATCCCGCTTGAATCAGCGGGGAATCAAGATGCCTCCAGGCGGCAAACGACCAGGCGCAGGAAGACCGAAGGGTTCGCCGAACAAGGCGACCGTCGAGATGAAGAATTGTCTTCAGAAGCTCTTTGATAAAAAGTTCAACGATCTCGACGAGATGATCGACGAAACGCGCAACGGGATTGAAATCGAGAAGACGATGACCGTGGACGGCAAGTCGGTCACCGTGCTCGGGCGCCTGAACGCAGACCCCGGGAAGGCCGCGGACCTCATGTTGAAGCTCGCCGAGTTCTGCCACCCGAAGCTCGGGCGCATGGAGCACACGGGCGCCGCTGGCGGTCCGATCGAGTTCACCGTGCGCGACCTAGGCAAGGAGAGCTAGGTGCCCGCCTTTGCGCTCGCTCAGATCAAGGCGCAGCTCGCAGCGCTTGCGGCGAAGGTTGGCGAGGGTGGTGGAGTAGCGGGCCCCCCCGGTCCTCCGGGACCGCCAGGCCCTCCCGGTCCCCCTGGTGAATCGTCGGGCGCCTCGAGCGCGACGTCGTTCGATGGCGGTACCCCCTCGACCGTGTTCGACGAGAGCACTCCACGGATCAACCTAGGAGGAGTCGTCTAGATGGCGACCGTCCAACTGCAGCTCCGACGCGGCACGGCGGCACAGTGGACGGACGCTAACCCGGTGCTCGCAACCGGGGAGTTCGGGCTCGAGACCGACACCCGGAAGTTCAAGGTCGGGGACGGCGCGACCGCCTGGACGGTCCTTGCCTACGGCGGCATGCAGGGACCACAGGGCGTGAAGGGCGACACCGGCTCCGCTGGTCCGAAGGGGGACACTGGCGCGCAAGGATTGCAGGGCGCGCAAGGTAGCGCTGGCGCCACGGGGCCAAAGGGCGACACAAGCGATCCGGGAGCGAAGGGCGACACTGGGGCGACCGGCGCGCAAGGTGCCAAAGGCGACACTGGGGCGGATGGAGCTCAAGGAATCCAGGGGATTCAGGGTCTCCAGGGCACGACCGGCGCGAAGGGGGACACGGGAGCAGCTGGGCCCAAGGGCGATACCGGATCGCAGGGAGCCCAAGGTTCGGCGGGAGCCGCTGGTCACTCGCCGGTGCTCACGTGGTCGGGCGATCAGGTCGCGGTCGATGGCAGCACGACCGGCGCGCCGCACCTCACGGGGCCACAGGGCATCCAAGGCGTGCAGGGCATCCAGGGGGTCAAGGGCGACACGGGTGCGCAAGGCATCCAGGGCAACACCGGATCGACGGGCTCGACGGGCAGCACCGGCGCGCAGGGCTCGCCTGGCAACAACGCTCCGAGCTATGGAGCTCTCGCCAACGGGTCCACCGCGATGGCGTTCGGCACGGTCTCGACGCGCAAGGTCACGCCGACGGCGACCGCCTCGTTCACCACGACCGTTCCTGCGGCGGGGACGGTCTGTCAGCTCATCATCCTGACCTCTGGCACGACGTCGTACACGATCACGTTCTCGACCGGCTTCAAGCCCACCGCCACGCTCGCCACGGGCACGACTACCGCTCGCGTGTTCGTGATCAACTGGGTGAGCGACGGCACGAATCTCTACGAGGCGGGACGAACCGCGGCGATGGTGGCGTAGTGCCCTCGATCCCGAGCGAGAAGTTCAAGCCTCGCTGGTACGCGAAGCCCTTCATCGAGCACTTCATCGGCGGCGGACACGACGGTTCACGCCGGCGCGCTGCCTGGGTAGTCCATCGCCGCGGAGGCAAGGATCTGCACGGCATGGCGGTGCTCGACGTCGCCGCCTGGCGCAGGGTAGGCGCCTACTGGCACACCTACCCGACCTTCGAGCAGGGTCGCAAGGCCGTGTGGGAGGGCTTCACCGACGCAGGGGATCGCATCGTCGATCTCATGTTCCCTCCCGAGCAGATCCGGGCCCGGGACAACCAGCAGATGCGCATCGAGCTCAAGAACGGCTCAATCTACCGCATCGTGGGCACCGACAAGATCGAGACCGTCGGCGCCGGCCCGGTGGGCGTGCTGCACAGCGAGTACAGCATCGCCCGGCCGAAAGCTGCCGACCTCATAAGTCCGATGCTCATGGAGAACAAGGGGTGGGAGGCGTACGTCTACACGCCCCGCGGCAACAACCACGGCAAGCGCAAGTTCGACAACTTCGTTGCGCAGATGAAGGCCGGAAACCCGAACTACTTCGCCCAGCTCCTCACGCTCTACGACACGAACGCCTACCCGCCCGATGAGACGCTGGCCGCCGAGCGAGCAGCGGGCAAGGACGAGGCGTTGATCAGGCAGGAGTACCTCTGCGACTGGACCGCGGCGAACGTGGGCTCGGTCTGGGGCGACCTCATCGAGGCGATCGAGAAGGCGGGCCGGATCTGTGAGTTCGAGAGCAAGACGCGGGTATTCACGACCTGGGACCTCGGCGGAGCAGGGGCGCACGGGGATGCGACCTGCTTCTGGCTGTGGGCGGCGACCGAGGACGGGATCGACCTGCTCGACTACTACGAGAACCACGGCAAGACGCTGACCCACTACCAGGACGAGGTCGAGCAGCGCTGCAGGGCCCTGGGTGTCACTCCGGTCAAGCACTGGCTGCCGCATGACGCGAGGAGCCATGGGGGCCTCGTCACCGGCGTCTCGGTGCTCGAGGACTGCGTCAAGCGCTGGGGGTACGAGAACGTCTCGATCTACCCGGAGGTGTCGTTCCTCGAGGGCATCCAGGCGGGCCGCTGGCTCTTGCAGAAGGCCGTCCGCTTCCATCCCCGGTCGCAGGAGGGCATCGAGGCGCTCAAGGCGTACCACTACGGCTGGGACGAGGACCGCAAGGTCTTCACGAATCAGCCCGAGCACGACTGGAGCTCGCACCCAGCCGACGCCTTCCGTGGGGTGGCAGTGGTCTACCGGCACTCGGAGCGCCTGACCCGGCCCGAGAAACATGAGCCCAGGAAGGACTACTCTCTACCCGTGCCGCCGACCCTTGATGAGGCGTGGGAGCAGTTCGACCGGGAGACCGCCGAGTGAGCCAGGATCCCGACAACGCCAGCAGCGTCGAGTCCAAGTCCGAGTACGCAGAGACCCCCGAAGGCCAGCAGGCGCGCTGGCAGACCGAGATCACCACCGCGGAGAAGGCGCTCGAGGACTTCCGCAAGGAGGGGGACGAGTCGATCAAGGAGTACCTAGGCGAGGGCAAGACGTTCAAGAAGGCCCGCCTTAACCTCTGGTTCGCCGACGTCCAGACGAAGGCCGCGACGCTCTCGGGTGAGCCCAGAATCCGCGCCCGCCGCCGCTACGCCGACGCCAAGGACGACGTGGCCCGCGTCTCGGCCGAGATCCTCGAGCGGCTCCTCAACACGGACATCGAGCGCGACTCCGACGGCTTCCGCCGAGCCCTCGGGAACGCCAAGCAGGACTGGCTCCTCACCGACTGCGGGCAGATCCGGTTCCGCTACGGCTTCACCGAGGACGAGGCCGAAGAGGAGGGTGAGGATCCGGTCAAGACGGGCGAGGACGTGGAGACCGACCACGTCAACTGGCGCGACCTGCTCTGGAGCCCGTGCCGCACCCCGGAGGAGAAGCGCTGGGAGGCGTACGGCGCGGACATGAGCCGGGACGCGCTGCACAAGCGCTTCGATGGCCCGCTCGGGGCCGACCTCGTCTCGAAGATCCCGCTCAACACGAAGGGCAAGGCGAACGACCCGCAGCAGGAGAAGATCGAGGAGGTGTTCGCGCGAGCCCGGGTGTGGGAAATCTGGGACAAGGAGGCGCGCAAGGTCCACTGGTTCGTGGCCGGGTTCAGCCAGCTCCTCGACACCCAGGATGACCCTCTCGGCCTGCCGAACTTCTTCCCGGGCCCCGACCCCCTCGTCTCGAACACGACCTCGGCGAAGTACATCCCCAAGAGCACGTACCAGCTCGCCAAGAGCCTGTACGAGGAGGCGCACAACTACACGCGCCGCATCCGCGCCCTGGTGAAGGCGATCAAGGTCGTCGGCGCGTACGCCAAGGGGAACGAGGGCATCAAGCGCATCCTTGACGATGCGGTCGAGAACTCACTCGTCCCGATCGACGACATGAACGCCCTGTTGGGCAAGGACGGGATGGGGAACCCCGTCTGGATCATGCCGATCGACCCGCAGGTCGCGGCGCTCGTCCAGCTCGTCCAGCAGCGGAACCTAGTCCGCGCGGACATCTCCGAGGTGCTCGGGCTCTCGGACGTCATGCGCGGGCAGCAGGCGCAGCGCGTGACGGCGACGACCGACCGGATCAAGGCCCGCGCCTTCTCGATGCGGTCCCAGACGGACCAGGACCGCTACGCCCGCTTCGCCTCCGATGCCCAGCGGATCCGGGCGCACATCCTCGTGACGAAGTGCGACGCGGCGACGCTCATCAAGCGCTCGAATATCGAGCAGGCCGAGCGCATGCCAGCGCCCCAGCCTCCTCCGGTGCCGCAGATGCCCGGCATGCCCCCACAGCCTCCACCTCCGCCGCAGGGGGACGTGCCGAACACGCCGCTCATCGATCAGGCGGTGGCCCTGCTCAAGAGCGACCTGTCGGCCTACCGCATCGACGTGGACGCGGACTCCCTGTCCATGACGGACTACGACTCCGTCCAGCAGGAGGGCGTGCAGATCCTGCAGGCCACGTCGCAGTTCTTCGCGAACGCGGCCCCGCTCATGGGTAACCCGAAGATCGCCAAGTTCTTCGTCGAGCTCTACCAGGCATCGATCAGTCAGTTCCGTGGCGCGGAGCGGTACGAGAGCATCATCGACCGGGCGGTGGCGGACCTCGAGGAAGCAGCCAGCGCGCCCCCGTCTCCTCCCCAGCCGAACCCCGTCGAGGCGATCAAGCTCGAGACGGCCAAGGTCAAGGGGCAGGCCGAGACCGCCAAGGCGCAGGCCGGGATCCAGCAGTCCCAGGTGGACGCCCAAGCCCACATCGCCACGACGCAGCTCGACGTGGAGACGAAGAAGCAGGAATTCGGCATGAAGATGGCGGAACTGCGAGCCCGCCAGGCAGCGCAGGAAGTGATCCCGAACGTGCCGGTCAGGCCCGGGGAGGCAGTCTGATGCCCAGCAAGAGCCAGGCGCAGGCCCACATGATGGCCGGCGTCGCCCACGGATGGAAGCCGGACGGCATGGACGCCCCCCCGGTCGAGGTGGCGCAGGAGTTCAACCAGGCGGACAAGGGCAAGAACCTGAAGCGCCTGCCCGCCCACGCCACCGCGGCGGCGCTCAAGAGGCACCTGCGGGGGATGAAGTAGCCATGGCGCGCGGGATGGCTGCCGGCGAGCCGATCGTATCCCAGGCACAGACAGAGGCCGGTCGCGAGGGCTACGCCCGCACCTTCGGCGACACGAAGCCCCAGCGCGGCAAGTGGGTCATGACGCCGGACGGCCTCGTGCCGGTCGAGGACTACACCCCCGAGCCCCTGGCCGTGAACGCTCCGATCATCGCCGACCGCCTCCACGAGAACCAGGCGTTCGACGACGGAGAGCGCGTCTGGGACATAGGCACGCGCCGCCGCCGCAGGGAGATGCAGCGGGAGACGGGCCTCGCCGATGCGGGCGACTTCGGTCCCGGCTGGAGCGAGAGGAAGCACGCCGAGAAGGATCGGCACTACGACCGCCGGACGCATGAGGCGTTCGATCAGGCGGCGAGGAAGCTCTACAACCAGGGCAGGTTGCCCAAGTAGCGAGGAGAGGCCCCGTGGACGTTCACGAAGCGATGGAGAAGGCGGCGGCGGAGCTCGAGACCGAGCCCGCCGAGACCCCAGCAACCCCCGAGCCGGCGACGGCAGTCGAGGCCGCTCCCGAGGCCAAGGAGCAGACCGCGGCGCAGAGAGCTCGGGACGAGGCGGGCCGGTTCGCCTCTGCCCCCAAGCCCGAGAAGCCCGACAAGCCCCCCGAACCCAAGGCCGAGACGCGCACCCCCGTTCCGCCCAAGGGCCCGACCGCCCAGACCCCGCAGCCGACGACCCCCGAACCCCCGGCCATCTCGGTCAAGGCACCGCAGAGCTGGAAGCCTGCCGCTCGCGAGGCGTTCGCCAAGGCACCCCCGGAGGTCCAGCAGGAGGCCCTCCGCCGCGAGTCCGAGATCACCCGGACCCTGAACGAGACCGCCCAGGCTCGGCAGTTCGCCCAGACGACCCACCAGGCGATCAGCGCCTACGAGGGCGTGGCCCGAACGAGGGGCCAGGACTCGATGACCTGGGCCGGCGAGGCGCTGCAGGAGCGAGCCATCCTCCAGGCTGGCCCTGTGACGCAGCGGGCGCCCATCCTGGCCCGGATGCTGGCCGAGGGCGGTCAGGACCTCATCCAGCAGGTTGCGTCGCTCCTGGACGGTCAGGCTGCGCCACAGCACGCTCCCCAGCAGCAGCCCGTGAACATCCAGGCCGAGGTCCAGCGCATCATCCAGGCCGAGCGGCAGCAGGTCATGGCGAGCCACGCGGACCAGACGGTGCGCGCATTCGTCGCCACGCAGCCCGAGTACCTGAACGACGTGGCGAACGACATGATTGCGGTGCTCACCGCGGCGTCTCAGAGCAACGACCCGGCGCTCCGGAACATGACCCCGGAGGAGGCATACGATCGCGCCTGTTGGATGAACCCGGAGATTCGGGAGCGCATCCAGAAGTCGAAGCAGGCCGAGGCGGCTCGGACCCCGCAGCCGGTCACCGAGCAGCAGAGGCGGGCAGCGACGAGCGTCAGGTCCCAGCCGGCTCCAGCCCCCGTGGGCAAGCCCAAGGGTGTCAGGGCATCACTGGAACGAGCAGCAGACGACCTGGGCATGGCCGTCGACTAGCAGCAAGTGGGAGCCACCAGGGCCCACCCATCGAAAGCCCCCAACCGCTCGGGGGCGCGGCGAACGCATAGGCGTCCACGCGCAGAAACGGGCGAAGGCATCTTTCGATGAGGTGGACCAATGGCATCGCCGAACAGCAACTACACCGACCTGATCGCCTCGACCCTGGAGTACATGGGTGACGAGGTGGTCGACGCGGTGACCGGCAACAACGCGGCCACGGCGTGGATGAAGGCCCACGACGGCTACAAGGTCGTGGAGGGCGGCCGCAAGATCATCGAGCCCGTGGCCTACGCCGCGAACTCGAACGGCGGCTACTACAGCGGGTATGACCAGCTCCCGCTGAACCCGCAGGAAGAGTTCACCGACTCCGAGTACGACTGGAAGCAGATCGCGGTTCCGATCGTGTATTCGGGCCTCGAGACCGACGTCCAGAACGTCGGCCGGGCGCAGCGCTTCGACCTGCTCGAGGAGCGCATCAAGAACGCGCGCCGCTCCATGGCGAACATCGTGGCGACGGGCTTCTACTCCGACGGCACCGGCTCGGGCGGCAAGCAGCTCACCGGCCTCCTCGCCATGCTCAGCGCGACCCCGACCACCGGCACGTACGGTGGGATCAACCGGGCCACCGCGTCGAACGCCTGGTGGAGGAACAAGTACACCGCGGTCGGCGCCATCTCGGCGACCACGTGCCAGGGCTTCATGAACACGATGTACTACAGCCTGGTCCGCGGCACCGACAAGCCGAACGTCATCCTCGCCGACGCGACCGCGATGGGCGGCTTCGAGGCGAGCCTGCAGACCATCCAGCGCATGACCGACCCGAAGATGGCGGAGCTCGGGTTCGAGAACATCAAGTACAAGTCGGCCGCGGTCGTCATGGACGGCAATAACACCGCGTCCACGATGTTCTTCCTCAACACCGACTTCATGCGCCTCCGGGTCGCCAAGAACCGGAACTTCAAGGCGCTGCCGAAGCGGGCCTCCTGGAACCAGGACGCCGAGGCCGTGTTCCTCGCCGCAGCGTGCAACTTCACCGCCTCGAACGCGTACCTCCTCGGTCGCCTCGCGTTCGCCTAAGGAGACCTGACCATGGCAACCTTCGCAGCCAGCTACACCGTCAAGGGCCCGATGGGCCAGCCCGCTCCGCTCAGCACCGGCGGCGTCCAGGGCATCGCAACCACCTCCACCACGCAGAACTACGCGCTGGGCACCCGCGTCATCGCCTCGGACCCGATCCTCGGGGACGCCGAGTTCATCTACTGCGTGGGCGTCGCCTCCACGGTGGTAGGATGCCCGGTGCAAATCAACGCCGACTTCACGACCGCGCTGGCCGTGGGCGGCACGGCTGCCGGTCACATCGGCGTGGCCATGAGCATCTGCGTGGCCTCGAACTACGGATGGTACTGCGTCCGTGGCCGGGTGCCGGTCCTCATCGCCGCGAACGTGGCAGCCGCTGCTCGAGCGTCCATCGTCTCGGCGGTGTGGTCGGACGCGAACACCGCGACCAAGCAGGTCGTCGGGGCCAGCCTCTCCATCGGCCTCGATGCGGGCGGCTCGGCGGTCGTCGGCACGACCGACACCACGGCCGCGCACTTCACCATCGCGCTCCTGTTCTACCCGCAGGCCGCGAACTACGTCTAGCAGCACGGGAGCCCGCCCCGGATCGCACGGGGCCTGGGGCGGGCTCCTCTCTCGCCCCCGTGCGTGGAGTCCCCGTGCCGGACATCGACCCACTCAGCGACGCAGCATTCTTCAAGGCAGTCGAGTACCAGGAGCATCCGGACCAAGGCGACAAGATCCTCCGGGTGCGCTTTTATAGCGACGAGATAGCCGACCCCGAGGCGGAGGCCAAGGAAGGCCGCCCGATGTTCAAGACGGTCGAGATGGTCGAGATCCAGGCGCCAGGCGACAAGTACAACATCGTGGCCGGCGAGGTCCGCCACATGACCCCCGACCCGCGGAAGCGCTTCCCCATTCAGTACGCGCAGTTCAGGGCGGGCGACAAGGTCCAGGTGACGGGTACGCTCCTGCGGCAGTGGGGGCTCATCGATCAGGCGACGGCCAAGAGCTACGAGGCGGCCGGCGTATACACGGTCGAGCAGCTCGCGGCCCTGCCGGATCAGAACCTCATCCGCGGCGCCATCGCCGACCGGCAGAAGGCAAAGGACTTCCTCGACATGGCGAAGGGTCAGGCCCCACTCACCCAGGCCCGCGCCGAGAACCAGGCGATGAAGGAGCAACTCGACGCGATGAGGGAGCAGCTCGCCGAGCTCACCGGGCTTCTCAACCAGCGGACCGACCCGAAGAAGGGGAAGGGCTAGCCGATGGCCGTCCAGCGTTACGTGTTCGATCTCGGGGTCGCGAACGCTGGCGGCTCTCCCGACTTCTCCGCAGGGTTCTTCAAGAGCCTCGACTCGCTCGGCGACCTGACCCCGCCCGTCATCCACGAGATCGCCGACGGGCAGTATTACTTCGAGGCCGACGTCGGGGCGCTCGGGTCGTTCACCTTCAAGGTCATCTTCAACGGCGCGGAGGTGTTCGACTCGATCCCCGCGAACCCCTCGGTACCCCTATCGCGCTACGCCTTCGACCTCGGGCTCGTGAACGCCGGTGGCGGTCCGGACTTCTCGGCGGGCTACTTCAAGCGGCTCGACACCCTCGCGGACCTTGCTCAGCCGCCCATCTCCGAGATCGGCAAGGGCGCGTACTACTTCGACGTCCCGTGGGCGTCCTTCGGCGGCATCCAGACGATCTCGTTCAAGATCGTGTTCGGGGGCGCCGAGGTCGCGGACGTCATCGACAACAGCACCGCCGTTGGGTCGACCGCGAACTACTCGGCAGCGGGCGAGATCATCGGCCGGGCCATGCTGCGGTGCGCGCTCCTCAGCCTGAACCAGGCCCAGCTTGCCGCTTACGACCCGTACGCATCGACGACCGCCGACGCGAACCTGTTCGTGGACCTGCTCCGGGGGCTCGGGAACGACCTCGGCGACGACATCAAGTCGGGGCTCTACAAGATCGGCACCATCAACACCGCGAGCGGAGCCACGTCGTACCCAGTCCCGGCCGACTACAATATGATGGTTGACCAGACCGGGTGGAACGGGTTCATCCCCATGCTCGGTCCGGTCACCGAGCAGCGCGCGGCGTTCCTGCGAGCATGGACGCCTGCCGGGCTTCTCCGCATCCCATTTCAGATCCTCTCGAACCGCTTCGCCTTCCCGGTGGCGCCCTCGAACGGGCTCACGCTCCACTACTCCTACGTCTCGACCTACTGGACGCAGTCGAACGGATCCCCGGCTCCGGACAAGCCCTATCCGACCGCGGCATCGGACCTCGTCCTCTTCGACGAGGAGCTCCTCATCCTCGGCCTCCGACTCCGATACCGCTCACTGAAGGGCTTCGACACCACGACGGACCTCTCGGCCTATCAGGACCGCTTGAACGTCGCCCGCGGCAACGCTGCTGGTGGCCAGGTGCTCTCGCTCGAGGGCCCGCGCGGCGGAGTCCACTTCCTCGACGAGATGAACATCCCTCCTGCCGGGTACGGGATCCCCTGATGCGGGCTCAGCCCAACCGGCAGCAGCCCATCCACGTCCCAGCCCCCACGGGCGGGCTCAACACGGTCTCGCCTGGCACCTCGATGCCGGCGAGCGATGCGGTCCTGTCGTGGAACCTCATTGGCGCTGAGTTCGGTCTGCGGACGCGGCTCGGCCACCGGGAGTGGGTGACGGGCCTCGACGGAGACCCGCGCTCCCTCCCTGCCTTCATGGGGTCGCTCGCGGATGGTTCAGCCGATCGCCTGTTCGCGGCCACGTTCTCGGGCCTCTGGGACGTCACCGCATCGAGCACTGGGCCGTCCCGGATCGTCACCTTCGGCACCCAGACCAGCGAATCCGGGTTCGGGGAGCACACCGCGTTTACCGATCTGAACGGCGGGCACTGGCTCCTCTACTGCGACGAGGATAACGGCTACTACACGTACCACGAGGCGGGCGGGGCTTGGGTCAAGGTGGTGCAGAACGACGTGAGCCCCGGGGCCGGCGAGATCGGCGGGGTCGATCCGGCGTCGTTCGTCTCAGTGGTGAGCTTCCAGCACCGCAACTGGTTCGTGCAGAAGGACTCCCAAGCTGCCTGGTACACCGACCTCGACTCGCTGTACGGGACCGTCACCCGCTTCAACTTCGGCGCGCACTTCCCGCACGGCGGCGACCTCCGCAGCCTGGCGGTGTGGACGAACGGCGAGGGTGGTCCTCAGACGCGCCTCGTGGCCGTGTCCGGGGGCGGGGACGTGGTCATCTACGAGGGCACCGACCCGACGAGCGCGGCCACCTTCGGCATAGTGGGAACTTGGTACGCTGGCTCGGTTCCTGCCGGGCGCCGGCTCACCACGAACATGGGCGGCGACGTCGCGGTCATGAGCTCCATGGGGATCCTGCCCCTTTCGAAGCTCGTCCAAGGGAACCCGATCGTCGACCGGACGCAGTACGCGACCGTGAAGGTGGCGAACCTCTTCAACCAGCTCCAGGCGCAGACCTCGAACCTGCGCGGCTGGGCGATGCGGCTGCACCCCCAGGATGCGGCGCTGATGGTGCTCATCCCCATCGCTGCGAACCAGAACGCTGAGCAACTCGTCATGAGCCTGACGACCCGTGGTTGGCACCGCTACCGGGGCCTGCCGATGGGGGTCTGCGCCGAACCGTGGGGCGGCACGCTCTACTTCGGCAGCGGGGACGGCTCGGGTCGAGTCCTCGTGAACGACGGCTACCTCGATGGCGTGACGCTCGCGGACCCGAGCAGCTACAGCGCGATCGACTTCTCCGGGCTCTCCGCCTTCTCGGACCTGGGGACGGCCGAACAGAAGCAGGTCCAGCGCATCGAGATCCGCACGCTCTCCGAGGGCGGCGCTGTCAACCTGAACGCCGAGGCGCGCTACGGGTTCGACTTCACCGAGGCCCCGCTTCCTGCCGTAGTCGCGTCCTCCTCCGGTCCGCTCTGGGACGTGGGTCTGTGGGACGAGGCGCAATGGGAAGGCTCCTACGTGCCGCAGACCAACGTTTTCGGGGCCTGGGGGATGGGCAGGGAGGTCGCGGTGGCCTTCCGGGGTTCCGCCACCTCGCGCATCACCATCACCGACCTGTATGCCTGGTTCGAAGCGGGGGCCGGGTCATGATCCTCCGCGAGGCGCCGCGCGAGCACTACCCCTGGATCGCCCAGAGGGCGGACCTCAACATCGGTCCCGGCTTCCGAGCGATGGAGGCCATCGACGGGGAGCGGATCCTCGGCATGGTGGCCTTCGACGGCTGGCAGGTGAACTCCTGCTGCATGCATGTGGCGCTCGAGGCGCCCATCGCGGCACGGCGTCTTCTGTACCCGGCGTTCCGGTACGCCTTTGTGCTCGAGGGCAAGGGCGTGGTCGTGGGTGCGGTGCTCTCGACGAACGAGAAGGCTATCGCGCTCAACCGGCATCTGGGGTTCAGCGAAGTCGCTCGAGGTCGGGACTGGTGCGCGCGAGGCGTCGACCTCGTGTGGATGGAGATGCGGCGCGAGAACTGCCGGTGGATTCAGCAGGCAGAGCGAAAGGCGGCCTGACGTGGCAAAGAACGGCTTCACCGACCCGATCATGAACCCTGCCTCTCAGGCCGGGCTTGGCGAGAACGAAACCAAGCGCATGATCGATCCAGGCGGGTTCGTCTGGAACACCGGACCGAGCGTGCCGACCGCCCCCGACTTCCAGACCGACGCGGCGAAGCAGGGGATGAGCACCATCCCCAACCAGTCGAACCCCTTCGCCTCGAGCCAGTGGTCGGTGGATCCCACCACCGGGCAGCGGACGCAGAACGTCAGCCTGAACGGCGGCCTGGCGCAGGGGGCGAGCAACCTCATGGGCCAGATCGGGAGCCAGGGATCTCTGCCGACCGGCCAGCAGGCTCGAGACCAGGCCATCAGCGCGGCCTACGGGCAGGCCATGTCCCGGCTGAATCCAGAATGGAACCAGCGAGAGACCCAGACCCGCTCCCAGCTCGCCGCGCAGGGGCTCGACCCGACCACCCAGGCGGCCCAGGCGCAGATGGACACCTTCAACCGCGGACGGAACGACGCCGAGATGGGCGCCATGAACAGCGCCATCGGCCAGGGCACCGTGGCTGGGCAGGCGATCTTCAACCAGGGAGTGACCTCGCAGGAACTCCCCTACCAGCAGCTCGGTCAGCTCCAGGGCCTCGCGGGCGGGTTCGCATCCGGCACGCAGGCGACGCCGTACGCCACCGCGGACGCGGCGAAGTACACGGCCGACATGCAGGGCTATGGAGCCCAGCAGGCCGGCAAGAACTCGAAGATGAGCGGCGCCGCCTCGGCGGTGCCTGCGGTCGCAGCGATGTTCTAGGAGACGACCATGCCCGGCGCGCAACTGTCCGAGGAGCAGATCCAGCAGCTCATCCAGGCGATGAGCCAGATGAGCACGATCCCCGACGAGCAGGGGCTCGCGATGAAGCAGATGGGGATGGGCACGGACCTCTCCCAGACCCCTGGCGCCGAGGGGACGAAGCTCGGCTACACTTACGTCGCCTCCTCGCCGCTCGAGCACCTCGCGGTCGCGCTAAACCGCTACCGGGGCATCCGGGACCAGCAGGCGGCGAGGCAGACCATGCTCGACACCTTCCCTCGCCAGCAGGCGGGGCGCCAGCAGTACGGGAACGCGGCACTGGGAATCGGCGGGTGGCAGCCGCAGACGATCCCCTCCTCGGGCACTGGCGACGAGTTCTAGGGAGGCATCGTGGCAGACTTCGATCCCCTCGCCGACCCCCTCACGACCCCGGGCCTGTTCGCCCAGCCGGGAGCGAGTGACCTCATCCAGTCCATGCGTCGCATGGGGCTCATCGGCCAACTCTCGGGCGACAAGGTCATCTCGCCGATGGGGCAGGGCCTCGAGCAGCAGGCGCAGCAGCAGCAGACGTTCCAGGCGCAAGCGCCGGAACGTGCGCTCCATGCACTGAACCTCCGCAAGGCGCAGGCCGAGGAACAGGCGTGGCAGGACCCGGAGTCGGTGAAGATGCTCCGCGGGGCGCTCCAGACGTTCATGCCGACGCTGGGGATCGACGAGAGCACGCCGGTCCAGGTGCTCCGGAACGTTCTGCCTACCGCCGAGAAGTACGGCGGCAGCATGGCCGCGTTCGCGAACCGCCAGTTCGGCAAGGACGAATGGGTTCCGTACACGCTCCCCACCGGCGGATCCGCATGGCGCCACAAGTTGACCGGCGAGACTCGCGCCATGACTCCCGAGGGCGGGATCGGCGGCATGATCACTCCTCCCCGGAAGCCCATGCCGCAGGCTCCAGGTCTTGGCGCGCCGCTCGTCCAGGCAGGCAATCAGACGCCGGGGGCGACGACGCCTCCCGCTCCCGGCAATGGGGCCCCACAGGTGCAGCCACCGCAGAATCCAGGGCTCGGCGCGCCGCTCCGAAAGCCTGCGGCGCCCGCCGCGCTCGACGGTCTCCCTACGCCCCGCAACCCGGCAGAGAGAGCTGCCGTCGCGATGCTCAGAGGGGAGCGTCCTCCCGACTTCTCT